TAAACTTTCATGGAATAAAATCTTACAAGGTGACTTGATGTTCACCGATGCAGATAAGGAAATGGAAGAGATAGATGGTGTGAACTATGTCACATTTCAACCAAACACAATCTTATATGCCGCTGATATCGAATCAGACTTAGGCGAAGCTATAGCCACCGCAAAATATGGTATAGTTTTTCACACCACCTATGAGGGTTCAACAATAGAAGACCTTGGTGCATCATTTGGTGCAGACATATCTACTTTAGGACACAGTAAAGATGTTTGGGTTGACGATGCATCGTATAAGAGTGTTGCAGGTAATTCAAAGATGACTGCAAAAGATACAGTCGTATTAACTAAGGCATTATCAGAAACAGGTAAATCATTTCATAAGATTAAGAAAGCTTCATTGACTAAGTTCATGAAAGTTCAAAAGGCAATACAATCTAAAGGTGCAGGTGCAACATACAAGACATACATGAACGCACAAATTAGAAAGGGTAAATTCAACCTAACTTATAACGATTACATAAAACACTTCGATGATTATTGGAGAGATAAAGTAGTTGGTAAAGTTAAAATGGAAAAGACAAAGAAAATGAAAGAAGAAATGGGTGTGCAACTAAGAAGAGAACTAGTTGGCCTAAAGGTGTTGATAACTGCATTAACAACATTTCAAACTAACATGGTAAATGCAAAAGATATAGTCATTAAAGGTTTAAATACTGTAAAGGGTATTGGAACATTCAAGAAGACTTCTACAGGTTTTGAAACAGTGAATCCAGAAGGATATGTCGCAATCGATGACTCAGGTAAGGCAGTTAAGTTAGTAGATAGAATGGAGTTCTCACTAAATAATTTCACAGTGGCGAAGAATTGGGACAAATGATGACAGTAGAACAAATATTAGTATTATGTGTAGTCATCTCAACAATATGGGCATTATCATGACACAACTAATTAGTGAATATATGGGACAAGATAAGAAGGCAATAGTCTTCAACGATAATGGTGTATGGGGTTGTAATTATTACATGGGTAATGAACTCGTAAAGACAGAATTGTATGAGGGTCATTCAGAATCATATGCCGAAGATGCCGCTGAGAACTACATTCAAGGTGTAAAACAACTATGAAAACATTAAAAAGATTTATGTCAGAAGCCAAGAATAAACCGGCAGTGTTTTCTTTTGGTCGTTTCAATCCACCAACAACAGGACACGCAAAACTAGTAGATAGACTTCATAGGATTGCAAAAACAGCCGGTGGTGATCCTATGGTGTTCACATCACATTCAGTAGATAAGAAGAAGAATCCTTTAACACATAAACAGTGTGTTTGGTATCTCAGAAAGTTCTTTAAGAAGAAGGTATTGATACCAGATGCATCGGCCAGAACAGTATTTGATATCTGTAATGCATTATATGACCAAGGGTATAAAGAGATAATTATGGTCGTTGGTTCAGATAGAGTCAGAGAGTTTGATGCATTGATTAAGAAATACAATGGAACTAAGGCAAGACATGGTTTCTACAAATTTGATGACATACAGGTAGTCAGCGCAGGTGAGAGAGATCCAGATGCAGACGATGTATCAGGTATGAGTGCGAGTAAAATGCGTGCTGCCGCTGAACAAGGAGACTTCGATACATTTAAGGATGGTGCACCAGATAAGAAAGCCGCACCTAAACTATACAAAGATGTTCGTAAGGGTATGGGAATCATAGAAGACACACACCTACCAACCTATATGATAGAAGACTTGATACAAGAAGGTGTATATGATCCAGGTATCTTCAAGGCCGTCTTCTTAATGGGTGGTCCAGGTTCTGGTAAATCAACAGTCGTCAAACAATTGGCACTCAACGCATTGGGTTTAAAGACAGTCAATACAGACAAGGCATTTGAATCAGGTCTCAAGAAGGCAGGTCAAACATTAGATTTAAAAACTGTGCCCGCTGATGTCAGAGACCCTATAAGAAAGAAGTCTAAGAGAATGACTGCAAGAAGTTTAGATAGATTTTTAGAGGGTAGACTTGGTCTTATCTTCGATACAACTAGTGCTGATAAAGGGAAGATAAGGGCATATAAGAGACAATTAGACTTGTTAGGATATGACTGTAAAATGATTTATGTTTCTGCCTCATTAGATAATGCACAGAAAAGAAACGCTGAAAGGGCGAGAAAATTACCACCTGAAATAGTTAAGAGTGATTGGGATAAATCAGAAAAGAACATTGTAGCAATGAAGAGTATCTTCAAGAAAGACTTTGCTCAGATAACAAATGACGATGATTTGTTGTCATTAGAGAAGAAAACAAACTCTTTATATGCAAAATTGATGACTTGGTCATCATCTTTTCCTGGCAATAAGACTGCATCGTTATGGAAACAGAGACAAATATTAACAAAGAAACATAAATAGTAATATGAAATCATTCAAAGAATACAGAATGAGGCCAAAAAATTCAGATTGGGAAGGTAGAGGTAAACTATCTAGAACAGTCAGAAAGGATTTCTGGAAGAGTTTTAAGAAACAAAAGAAAGAAGAATTGGGTCCAAACGCCGATGCAGGTGATTATGTAGATGATTTCAGAAAGTCAGATGCACCTCAGTTTAAGGGTAAATCAGACAAGAAGATACAGAAAATGGCTATTGCCGCTTACTTATCAAAGAAAGGTAAAAAATGAACGAACTTAAGACATTCGCAGAAATATTCGAAGATGAAATAGAGAACGAACTCATTAATGAAGTCGATTCTATTCAGACTCGTATGAAAAAACGAAGAGCAATGCGTAAGAACCGTGCTAAGATTGCATTTGCTAGAAAGAAAGCAGCTAAAAGAAAGATTTTAGACCCGAAGAAACTCATGAAGAGGGCCAGAAAACAGGCCAGAAATAAGATTGCAAAACGAATACTTAAGGGTAAGAGTAAGGCAGATTTGGGTATGGGTCAAAAGAGAGCGTTAGAAAAGATACTTGATAAGAAGGCATCTAAGATATCTAAACTCGCTAAGAAGATGTTAAAAGTCGTTAGACAAAAGGAAATGATGAAAGGTAAGAAGAAACCCATAGAAAAGTCTAACAAGAACGCAGTACCAGTTAAAAAGAAGTAATTCCAATTAACTAAATATTAACGCACAAGGATAAGGAACATATAAATAACTATATCATGGACAAAACACAACAGACTTGGAAGGATAAATTAGAAGAAGTTAGAGGGTTTAATAAACCTACTCTTGCTGTAACCGAAGAAACTAAAGAAACCGTTGAGGAACAACACGAACTAGATGAAATCGAAGAGTTGCTTAAGAAGGAATTTGAAGAACAGGCAGAGAGCCAAGAGGAGAATCTGGAGTCACTCGAAGAAAAAAGAGATAGACTACAGACAGAACTCAACCAAGTAGAGACAGAACTTGCTGAAGAAAATCAATCAGTAGAAAAATCCATCGAAAAACTAACTGAACGCAACATGCTTGGTAGACTTGCCAAGTCACTAAGATTAAACGAACAAGGCAAACAGAAGATGTTTAACTACTTCGAAAATGGGGAAATCAAATGAGTATACAAGAGTTATCTCAAAAACTAATAGACGACATGAAAACAATTCTAGAAGGCGGAACTGTTGAAGTTAAAGAAGACAACACCAATGATAATTCAGACGATGGTGAAGGTCTAGATAAAGTTCAACCTAAGGCAGTCAAGAAAAAATTCAAAGACAGAAAAGACAAAGACATCGATAACGATGGCGATACTGATGACTCAGATGAATTCTTACACAAGAAAAGAAAGGCAATATCTAAGGCAGTAGCACAAGACGAATCTAAAGATGATAATGCTTCTGAGGGTTATGAAGGTCAATTGAAAAGGGGAACATCTCCTAAGTTTGATGGTCAGTTAAAGAAGAATCAGAAAAAAAGTAAAGGTGGTAAATACCTTAAGTATTCAAACCTACTTCTTAAGAAACAAAGAATGCCTAAAGGTGCAGACATGACTGCAATCAACAAAGAAATCAAAAAAGAAAGACAACATTTAGGTATAACAGAACAACATTTAGAAGACCTACTTATACATTACCTTCCAGAACAAGAGCACTAGAGATGAAACCATTCAAAGAAATACAAGAAAGATTCCAAGATGTTATTCCATCAAAGTATAAAATGAGAGAATTTGAAATCAGATGTTCTACTAAGGATGCTCCAAAAATAGTAAAATTAGCACAAACTTATGCAAAGAAAAATAAATTTAAGTTCCAAGCAATAAAAGATGAAGAAATGGGTCTAGCAGGTATGAGTTCGTCAACAGATATTTTTGTTCACAATATTGATTATGACCCTGAAGCAAAAGAACTGAGTTATCAAGCTTGGGTAGTTGTTGCAGGTAATGAGAAAAGTAAAAGGTTTAAAGAAGTAGACTTAACTGATGTTTATAAAAACAGTCAAAAATTACCTTCTGCTATGTTGAAACAGCGATGGATAGAAGAACAAGTTGGCAACAAGACAGACAATGGTGTTCACGAAATAGGTAGTGATGACATACTTGCATCATACCAGGCAGATACACCAGGCGAAATAGAAACATCTTATCTTAAAGATGTAAATGAGTTCATTGAAATCTCAGAAAAGAAAAAGAAAGAACAAGTCAAAGCACATTTCGCTATGGTATTTGACAATCCATTACAAGGGTTTCCTTACAACGAACAGTTTGGTATGGATAAGAATCTAACAGAAAAACCAGTCAAGAGAGAAGAGATTGCAGAAATGACAAAATCTAAATTAAAGATTGACACTAAGATTCTTAAAGACCTTAAGAAATTAGAGAAATCAGAAAAAGGAATGAACGATAAAGAAGTTAAATGGGTTCATGATTTTTTCAAGAAGGGTGTTGAAGTCGTCCAAGATGGTGACGGCGAACCAAAACATATATCCAATCAGGCATTAAATAAATTTGATCCAGTATGGGGTAAAATGGACACAATGGTAAGAGATTCAATCTACTCTATCATGAGAAAACACTCAGACGAAGCTCTAAGTGCAATATTATCACCATACGGAGCATAACATGAATCTATTTCAAGAAGCAAAAAATATACTAGACAAAGACGGTAAAGTTAATGCATTGGGACCTTATGGTAAGGGCAAACTAACTGGTCGTGAGGTGTCTGCATACTTCCGTAGAAATAAAGTAAGTGATCCAGAAATCAAGAAGGCAGTAGAAGTTGCACTTGATATGGGTGGTGCATATGATATCGCAGGTAAAGAAATTCAAAAACACTACGGAAGAAAGATAAGAAACTCAAAAGAAGTTGTATCTGCATTGCAATATGCAAACGAAGAAACATTCAGAGATGACCTAAATGACCTAGAAGAGGGACAATTTTGGGGTCAAGACAAAATGGTTAAAGCTATAAACAAGAAAGAGAAAAAGACTCATGTTAGATTAGTAAGAAATAAAGGTGGTTATGAAAGAGCTACAATACCTAAGAAAGACAAAAAGAAAATTGCACAAATGAAGAAAGATGGTTTCAAAGAAGTGCCTATTGAATCTGTTGAAGAAGGCAAATACCCAATGCCTAGTAGCACAAAAGAGAAGAAGGCCTTCGATGCCCTTTATAAGAAGATGGATGGTGGGCCAGAACACATGGCAATCAAAAAGAAAATCAAGAATCAAGTAAAGGCTGACGATGCATTTCATTCTCTAGTTATGAAGAGAGTAATGTCAGAAGCATTTTCAAAGACTCCAAAAAGTGGTGCAGAAGTTGCTAAGATGATGATGAAGAGTGATACAATGAAAGGTTTTGCTAACAAAGTTAAGAAAATGAAAACAGTTACCGCTGTTCAGTTAGATAAAATGTTGCCAGATTATGTCTCAGGTGGAGATATTCATGCAATGTTTGAAGAGATTACAGAAGGCAAATTGGGTGATTCAATCATTCGTAAAGACTTTCCAAATGTATGGGCTGCAAGTGCAAAAGACAGAACTATTCTTAAGAAGTTCCATGCAAAAGTAGACACATCAAACTACAAGAAACAAAAAGAAATCTACAAAAAGAACATTAAGGCATTCATGAGTGGATTAGGTAAAGAAAAATTATCAACAATCATGAAGAAGATGACTGTTAAAAAGGGACCTATGAAAGGTTGGATGACTGATAGTGTCATTCATGGTGTTGCACAAGATGTAGAAGAACTACAAGAGAGTAAAATGGGTGACTTATTAATAGACATCCAAATGGGCGCAACTGCAAAAGAACTTGCAAGAGACCATGAGATAACTATACAGATGGCTAAGAACTTCCTTGCAGACTATTATGGTAGTAGAAATAAACCAAGAAAGGCACCAGGTCTAAAGAAAGAACAGGTCCATTCTGAGGATACCGAAGACAAGGCAGAACTTGCACTCAAACAGGCTAGAGAAAAGAAAGCACTGAAAACAAAACACGAAAGAGAAAAAGAACAAGAAGAACAAGTTAAACCTTTCTTCGATACATATAAAGACATGGTGCAAGAAGAAGTTGCAAACATCACTGTAGATAAACAGAATAAGATTTCAAAGGTTTCAGACCAAAATGCTAAGGCAATGTTAGTTCATGACGCCGCTAAGAGAATGGGTCTTAAATCTTCTATGGTGGGAAAAAACATCAGAGTTAAAGGCAACAAGAAAAAGATTCATGACTTTATGATGGTAGTTATAGGCAAATCATCATATGGGGATCCAACAGAACAAGATACTTCAACACCTCAAATAGATAAGATGTTGAATAAAAGTCTAAAGTAAGTATGAAAGATACGACAAAAGAAACAGTAGAAAAACTACTTACTACAGATGCAAGATTTAAAGTCTTCAAAGAGAAGATAAAGAAATTGGGCTATGTCAAACAAACAACAGCCGAAGTAAAACAAGTAATGGAAAAGATTGCTGACTTCGGAATGATGTCTGATGCAGGCAATAAGAAAGTCGCTCGTGCTGTGGCACAGTCAAAGAACGAGACAGATTTAAAGGCCAAACTAGATAAAATATCTACGATGGCAAAGGGTAAGTATGCTGAGGCACAAGAAGATGAAGTTCTTCAAAGGGCCTTAGATGCAATGAACTCTAAGGCAAAGGGTGTGCAAAACAGACCTGATGCCGCTATGTTGATGCAACTTCGTAAGTTTAAAGATATCACCAAAGATGGTGAAGTCAGAACAGACGATATGAAGAAAATCAGTGTAAAGAGGGATGATGCAGTGAAAGTTCATGACGCTTTAATGTCAGTTAGAGCGCCTGCGAGAACTAAATACTTACAGTTATTACAAAAAGATAAAAATTCTTTCAATAAAACCTTTAAGGCGATATTGAAAGTTGCAAGTTAAAAAGAGAGGAAAACAAAATGGCATTATGGGGAGTATCAGACGCTGACGAAGCAAAACCTAAGTGGTTGTCAGACACAGATAAATCTAATACATTTGCAAGCGCAGCTGGTTGGGTGCTAAGAAAAACTGTAGGGTCTAGAACTCTAGAGGAAGTTTTAGTCGCAGCTCAAGGCCTTGCAACAGGAATTGGAGTGGCAGACATTACAGCTATAGATTGGGTTTCAACAACATTCGATAAGAGTGCTGGTGGAACATTATCTGCAACAGTAAGTTATAACGAGGCTGTAACAGTAACAGGTTCACCTACATTATCCGTAACTAACGGTAATCAGGGTTCAGGTTCAGGAAGAGGGCCACACGTTCTTGTATACGCATCAGGTTCAACAACTAACCAACTTACATTCTCATTGGCAATAGGAGCTGCAAACGCTGCTACTAACGCAGATGATGTATTAGTATTCGGTGCAAATGCTGTCGCTCACGCAGGTGGTTCAACAATAGTAGATACAGTTGGTGGCGGAACAGCAACCATTACTTCTGCTGCTGGAATCGGAACAGCTGCTGGGTCAATAACAGTTGTTGCATAAGGTAGGTTAATATGAAATTAAATGTACTAGGAACAGAAGCAGCTTGTGGTACGTCCACAACTAACGGTTCAAACTTTGGTGCTTCAACTGCAGTGAGAGTTCACAATAGTGGTTCAACTGCAAGATTGGTATCAGTAGAAACAAGTGCGAATGCTCTAATCGGAACATTTACACTAGGTGCAGGTGGTACAGAAATAATTTCAAAAAATCCAACTGATGAAGTATTCGCTGCTCACGCAGAAGTACTTGCAGTTAAAGTAGGAATAATAGGATAATAATATGAAAAAATTCG